GGTTGAGGCCCGGAGCCGGCAGCAAAGGCCAACTTGAAAAAACCGCCGCCATCGTTGGCATCGTTCCCGCTGGTGGGGTCAATATAATAGTTCGCCATACCTGACTCCCTTTAAGAAGGCCACATTCCAGCCTCTTGAAGTTCTTCCTTGGTGTGGGGCCTACAAAAAATACTGAAAGGTTTCGTTGCATTTTCGACAGACAGCCCTTCGGGGTCGCCCTTATTTGCCCAATAAGGCCCCATCTTTGTTGGATGGACCTGAATCACGAATTCCTTTGGGCGGTTATCGTAAGGCCCTGCGGCTCTGGCCCTTTCATATAATTCATCCGTATAGGGTGCGGCCCAAACCCAATTAAGTTCGCCGTAAGACCTATTTGCGTCTTGGGGGAAAGGACCGGGGGAATTATCCTCAGAATGTTTCGGCAACCCGGCAATAAGACCTTCCAAATAAGGAATACATTCGGGATGTAAGACTTCCACACCAAAATAATCAATAGTCCTTGTGACGCATCCGGTGGCATCTCCAATCCATCCTGTGCCCCGAAATGAAGTTGTTCCGGTAGTTGTTTCCCATACAACCGTTTTACTATAATGGCCAAAGGCGATTGCCACCCATAATAGCAAAGGCCCTACGGGAACCAGTATATAATAAAGCTCAGACCAAACCCTATATTTTACCTTGTAATGGGTTTCGCTGGAAACACAATCCCACCATATCCATGCCGTATCTATTTCACGTGGTAGAAAAGGTGGGGGGGCAGGGTCATACGCCCCAGGGGTCTGCTGAACAAAATAAGTATAATCCGATGAGGTGTGGATTGTTACTGGCGGGTCCTCCCATCGGGCATCATTAATAGTTTCCGCAAAAATAGGCTTACATTCCTTTAGAAGCCCCAGGCCCAAGCCATCGGGGCCTTTTTCTCCAAATTTATTGGTATCGTGGGTATCAACATTTACAGTCCCCTCAGAAACCTCTACCTTAAAAATGTTTTCCCCCACCCTTGGAACGCCATCGGCAAACCCGATTACGGCCACGGGCTCACCCTCCTGGTATATGACCGCCACTTCATCGCCAGCACGAAAGGACATCCAGGCCCGCTTAAAGAGTTTCTGTTCCGGGTCGAAATCCTGGGCCTTCACCCCTTCTGGACTATCCCAATATTGCTTCTTGGGATGAAAAAAGAGGGGGAGGTAATCAGCCACCCCCTCCACCTTGACCAAAGCGTCCATCTTCATAGGGTCATCCTGAAGTTTCTTAACCTCAATGATTTTTGCCTTTTTGAAGTCAGTTTTCAGGACGCTCCCAAAGTTCGGGTGGTCAAGCCGATAGCTCTCCGGATACTTCTGGACGATCTGAAGGTCCATGTCACCGCCTACATGGTGAACTTAGGCGTAACCTTGACCGCGCCCCCATCCGGGACGTTGTAAGGACCGTCCGAGAACTGCTCCACCGCGATCAGCTTGCCGGCAGTCCCGGTCAGGGCCGTGGTGTAGCCGTAGCCGTAGCAGTTCCCCCAGGCCCCGCCCGAACAGGAGAAAGTTTTCTGCAAGTTCGTGGCAATCTGCGTGGCCACGGTCCAATCGCCGTCCGTGATGGCGATCCGAGCATAGCCGTAGCCAGAAGGCTCGGTAATGTCCGTCATTACGGCGGCCGCGGCCGGCTCGGTGCTGTTGGTGTAGAGGAAAAGATAGAAGGTAGGCCTCGAATCCCCCTTCAACCAGTACCCCAGGATTGCGTTTTTGCCTTCGTTGTTGACTTTAGCCATGATCTTTTCTCCTGTTTATTTCCCCCACCCCTTAAGCGGAGGCCAGGGTGATGATCGGAAGATAGGTGATTTTCTGGCCCACGGTGTCGATGACGTAACCCGCGGAGAAAGCGTCCACAAAAAGGAGCTTCTTGATGGCATCCGGCAGGACGCCAAGATTCACTGTGGCGACGTTGGTCGGCCCCGTTACATGGATCAGTTCGTTGTCGTTAAAGGTGCCGGTCTTGGTCTTGATGCAGAAATAGCCGGACGCGTTTCCCCCGGCCCAGGATCCCGCTTCAACCACCACGGCGGTCACAATGCCGGTAGCTCCGCCACCCCCGGTGATGACCTGACCGGGATAAATCAGGGCCCCGGCCGCCAAGCCGGTGTCAAAGGGAAGCACCCAGGTATAGCCGAAAATGCCGTAAACGGTCTTGCCGTCAGCCACATCCGCGGCGGCGAAAACCCACTCCTGGGGATCGACTGCGTGTTGGGCCTGGGCCTTTCCCGCGGCGTTGCTGGAAATGAACCACTTCCCGGCGGCCGCGGCGTCCTCCACAATGGCATTGGGCAGGGCAATCGGGGCATAGCCCCTCCCTCCCCCCGTCGCCATTTCAACCAGCGTGTCGATGATGGTGTTCCCATCCGGCACGACCACGTTGGAATAGAGGCCCAGGATGACGGCTTGATCGTTGAGGATGCTTTTCAGCATTTCCCTCTCGCCAACATTGGGAACATAAATACTCATAAGATTTCTCCTCCGATGTCCACGCCCCCTTCTCCTACGACCTCCAGGGGGGCGGGTACGAAAATCCTGCCTGTGGCAAAGATTTCCTTCAGGGTTTCATCCGGCTCCGCTAAAGGTGAGCCGCGCAAGGTTGTGATGATCTTCGGGATACCATCCCTGAACTCGTAAAGGCTGGCCCCCTGAGTTTTGGCGACCACCTTCAGACGCGGTTGTGTCAGCGTCACCAGATGACCGCTATGGCTTGCCCCAATGAATCCGGTTGGGCTCATCCAGTAGGGGGATGGCGGGAGCGAATGGGGCCGGCTGATCGTGTAGTGGCCGGATTCCAGAGGGGCCCAGGCCAAAGATCCAGGGACAGCCCCCTCTCCTACCCGAGTCATGACCAATTTCCCCGGTGACGATCCGGGCAGATACCATGTTGAGTTAAGCGAATTGACGAAGATCCCCTCCATGACCGGAACCACCATGTTCAATTCTTCCGGGAAGGGAATGAAGTTTTTAGGCTTAAACCACTCGTATTGAAAGGGTTCGCTGTAACACAGGTTGTTGCCAGATACGCCCCACATTCGCCCGAAGGCTTGCCAAAAATGGGCGAATGGAGGGGGCGGGGCCACCATAAAGCTCGGGAGGGGACTGACCTTCGGAACCGGACCCAAGAACTTATTCCCCTGCATGGTAGCGAGGAATAACTTGGGGCCGTTGGCCTGAGTGACCCAAACCTGATAGCTGTCGTCCAGGTTCTTGAACTGAATCCCTTGAGGGCCACCGTCCCAGGCCACAGAAATTATGGGCCCGTTCCCGCTTAACCTTTTACCGACGGTGCGGGTGTAGCAGATATTGTAGCGACCCGGGGGGAGGTTGCCCTGAGTGAAGCTGATGTCCGGCAACGCCGGGAGAGCAAGCCCCCAGGAGTCCAGGTTAAAGGTAAGGAGGTCCAGAATCCCGTTCCAGAACTTCGTGGACAGATAAACACGGGTGCCGAGCTCTAGATAGTTCATGAGTCCGGCCCCTACGTCCCCCAGGGGGATCGCAGACTGCCCTTCCAGACGGTAAAGAACCCCGTCGCAGACCCCGAGCATAACCGTCCCGCCCCAAACATTGCAGAGTCCGGGCATAGACAGGTCCAGGGCATAGCCTTTCCGCCGTTGCAGGACGCCGCCGTCGGTAGCGTCAGCGTTGACGACCACCTTGGGAATGATCTGGCGCGCATCGTTCGTCAGGTATCCCGGCATCCCGGGCAAGTTGCTCATGCCCTTGAAGCCGATCCCGGCGACGGTTTTGGCGCCGTTGATCCAGCCGCCTGATCTTGATTGCTTGCTAGCCACCGTAGAAGCCTCGACCCGGACCTATTGGATTCCGGCCGCCATGCCGACGGGGTGGATTATAGTTCTTCTGGAGCCACTTTAAGAAGCCGGTTTTGGTCCCGGAGCCATTGAGTCCCGCCAGAAGCTGACCTTCCCAATACTGAAGGGCTTTTGGATCGAAGGTCTCCACTTGGTCCTGCAGGTACTCGTATGACTTGATGATCGCTCTCGGAAGGATGACGTCGGAATGAAAAGATTCCGGGATGCAGTCGCAGACGTCCCCGGCTTTATCCAGGTAAAGGGGCTTGCGATAATACCACAGGCCCAGGGTTTCCGCGGCCTTGGGATAGACACCCAGGTAGGGAGTGATCCCGTCCAGGGCGACGGCCGCCATTTGCACGTGCGACATAACGATGTCGTGCTTAATGTTCACCTGATCCAAATCCGCAAAAACGAGCGGCTTGCCCTGGTGCGTGACGCGAACTTCTTTGTAGTCCCCGGCTACACATCGGAAAAGCCGCTTCTGGAAGTTCTCCGGCATCCGGAAGATCCATTTGTCGGAGGTAATGGAAAAGGGCCAGGGCTCCAGGAGCCGGAGGGAGGGAATGTCGAACTGGTCCGTCAGCGCAAGGATTCCCTCATTGATGAAATCCTTGAACCGCTTTTGCAGGCTGGAGTCCTTTACGGCGTCGCCAAGCCTATCTTGTAATTGGGCCAGATTCATCGACATCCCCTCTCATTTCGCGGGAATAGGGAGTCCCACACTTGGGGCATACGTTATCCGCATCCCTGTAGATCCGCGGATCCGGCTTGGTTACTAACCGGCACCGGGGGTTCCGGCAAATCCTGACGAACTCCGTTTCTTCCGCCATTTAAGTCCCGGCCCCCGCCTCTTGAGGCGGAGCCTGCTTAGAGAACCTGCCCTTGTCGTCTTTTTTCCCACCCGCTTTCTTGCCGCGGATCTTCTCGGCCGCGCCGCCGGCCTTGGTATCGGACGCCATGCGCTCCGCCTCGATCACGGCATCCATCTTCCGGGCCAGACAGATGAGGGCGGCGTTCTGCATATCCCCCGCCTCGAAGAAGTTCATGATGTCTCCGGGGGTGGGGAGAGTCCCGTCATCCTCAAAGACCGGAGTCCCGTCCTTCTCGAAGATAATGCGCCGAGCTTGGACCTCAGTCTCATCATGGCGATGCCGGAACCAATGCAGGGCCTTCTCCAGTTGCTCACCCTTCAGGACTTGCTTCAATTCCTTCTCGTCCTTAATGGGCAGACCGGAGATATGGCAGTACGCACCGGAAACCAGGAGGGCGATATGATGGACGCCCTCCTGCCAGCTTTGTTCCACTTCAATCTTGGGAAAGCGTTTGGGGTAAAGGTTTTGTCCCATTGCTATGTTCCTTTCCGTGATGTGACGTGATGTGATGTTACTCTCCGAAAACCATGACCCGGAGAACTACTGCCGCCACTGCCACATGCCCGAGTTCACCCAGGGGGCCGGCCACGATGGTCACGGTCCCGGTGATGGTGCCAGCCGGAGTGCCCGCGCTAACCGGCACCACGCCGCCCTTAGTGGCTTGGTCCGCCCCGGCGATAACCCGGTTGGTGGCCGCCAGCTTGCCCAAGGTGGGGCCGGAGGCCAAAACTCCAAGGGCTTCATCCGCGGTTACGCCGCCGATAACCCGCAGGTCATGGACGTGGGTTGCCAGAGCATCCCCGACAAAGGTGGCCCCGGAGATGGTTCCGCCATTCCCCTGAAAGATGCGGATGGTGTAGTAGTCAGGATCGAAAACGTAAAGGTAGCCGTTGGCCGGCTGTTCGATGAAGAAACGCCCAAGGGCCTTCTTTAAACCGAAGGCACTAATGGGCGGCAGAGGAATCCCGTGCGTCGGATAAGTTTTACTCCCGTCTCCGAAATGAAGATCCGGTGCCGCGATGATCAGAGGGATCGGGGGGTAAAGAACCGCCGCAGAGGGGAGAACGACCGATACATCATTGGCAACAAGGTCACCCATAATTTATCTCCTCATGGGGCCCCGGCGAAGCCAAGGCCCCCCATACTCATGTTCACCCCTTAGTAGGGGGCGTTAACCGGAGTCTTAACCGGGGTGCGGTCCACCGCCATGTCCATCGTGTAGTGGGCCTCGGCCCGGGGGTGCCACCAGAATAAAGGCTGGAAGTCCCCGACTTCGGTTCCACCCACAGCCGCGGTCTTGACCTCGATGACCACCTGATCCCCAGGCTGAAAGTCTGCCACACCCAAGGAAGCAACGCCGGAGGCAGGGCCAACGGCCTTTTGCACCTTGTTGTCCACGTTGACGTAGTAGGTCACGCCAACCTGATCGCCTTCTTCCAGATTGATCGTCGCCAGTTCGATCCGCATGGCCGAATGACGGTCCCCATAATAATGAGTGACCGCCGACAGGTCATGGAGGTTGTACTTCGCCACCATGTCGTTCAACTTGGCGATAGCCAGAGCGAGGGTGGTGGAAGGGGTGGCGTTTGCCAGAGCGTGATTTACCTGTGCCCTGTGGAAAACCCAGGCACTCGCCAGATTCGCATCGACGTTATGCGCCGCATACGCGGTCTGGAGCAGATTCACCTTGGTCAAGAGGGAAGCCAGATTAACCGCCGGCGCCTCGTCCACCGGGAAGTTCACATCGTCGATGGCGGCATGGATGTCGTCATCGACAGCGTGAGCGTTCATCGTCCTCACCAGGAGATTGCACATGGTGAGGGCGGTGGGAAGGTCCATACAAACCAACCCCTGAAGGTATTTGTAAAGACCCAAGACCCCTTTTGTGGTCAGGGTGTCGTAGTTGAAAGCCACGGTGGGACGGAACCCGAATCGAGTCACCGAAAGGGGATCCACCACAGTCTTTGTGAGTTTCGCCCCTACCGCCGCCTCCAGAATGATAGCGGTCGCCAGGGCACTGTCGTCATTGGACAGATCGCCAATAAACTTGTCATAAGTCCCGTAAGCCATGAGTATTACCTCCTGAAAACTTCGTTCCCTTTTTACAGGGAGTCGAGCCGGATGATCTTGGCCTTGCCGTCGTCGGGAACATCCCACACGGCACCGAAACCAAGGATTCCATACCACGCGGCGGCCTGGGTGCGGCCGAAGTCGCTCTGGTAGTTGGTATCCAGGCGCAGATGCGGGGTCTCGGCCTCGATCCGGGCCACGGCCTCGTCACCGAAAACCACGGCTTCACCCAGGACTGAGGAGTTCCCGGCCAAGTTCGAGAAGGCCATGGACCGGTTGACTTCCACCCACCGGATCCGTTCGGACATGCCCATCTCGCCCTTGAACACGAAATCGCCTTTGCCCAGGTATTTGTGCCATTCCTGCCAGTACCTGTCGTCCTTGAGAGACCGCAGGTTCTTGTTGCAGGACAGACCCACGTAGTTGTCGCCCTCGTAAGGGGGACAATGAATGGTGTCCCGCAAATAGTCACTCATCATGGCACAGTGGTTGAAGGTGAGGCCCACGGTCGCCAAGGCGCCGGGGGTGCCGCCCACGGCCCAGGTCCCGCCGGTGATGCTGGTGGGGGTGAACACGAGCATGGCCGCCAAGGGATCCATGAAGGCCAGGGCGGTCTCGCTGTCCAGGGCTTCCTCCATTTGGGTCTTGAGGGCCTTCTGGAGCTTATCGGAAGGCTTCCAGACGGAGAGCCGTTCCATCAGGTTTGTGAACTCCACGCCTTCCCCGAACTCAACCACCTTGATCTGGCGGTTGCCGAAGGCCAGCTTCCGGATCGGGATCCGGGTATCTTCATCCAGGCGGGACGAACCGGAGTTCGGCAGACGCTCGATGTGCATGATGTTGATCATTTCACCGGCGTTGGCCTTAAACCCGATCCCGTGGTCGTGAGCAAAAGGTGCCACGACACAAGCCCCGGCCGCGACCTCCAAAAGTTTCTTTGAAAGCTGGTGGTTCTTATAGATGCCCACCGCCGCGTCATAGGTCCAGTTCATTACATCAGCCATAATAAGCCTCCGTTAAAGCGTCCTGGCCTCCTTCTGCTTCTCGAACATTCCGCCAAGGGACGCCTCTGGTTCTGGTTGTGGTTTGAGGGAGACCTTCTGGCCCCCTTTCCCCAATGGGGTATTCTTGTTTTGGTTGGCCGCCCCTGCCGCAGCAAGCTCCGCCGCGGTGGGACCTCTCAGCTTCTGCACTTCCCCGACAGCCCACTCCACCTGATCCTTCAGTGGTTTGGTCCGGATTTCATCCGGCACAAGGGGGGCCATGGCCCAAAAACGCTTGTAGTCCAAGGAGTCTGAGGCCATATCTAGGCCAGCTTCTTTTGCCAGCCTATCGGCGTCATCCCGGGTCTCTACTTTTGCTTTCTCGGCCCTCTCCGCATCATCCGTCGCCTTTTGAGCCGCCATTGCTTCTTTGACGCGCTCTCCGACGAGTCGGTTGATTTCATCGGTATTGGGCATGGGGACATCAGCCCCGCCCACGCCGGTTTCGGCCCAACATTCGGCCATCTTATCGACATACTCAGGATCGTTGGGATCCAGTTCGTCGATCTTTTGTAAGGCGGTCTTGATCTTGGCCTTACGTTCCGCCGGCGTTACGGGCTTCGGGGCTTCGACAGCAGGCTTCTCAGGCGGTTTTGCGGCGGCCTCCAACCTCTGTTTGAGGTCTGCGTTTTCCTGCTCCAAGGCTTTCCTGGCCGCAACTTCCTTCGCGGTCTCGGTAGTAGCCTCGTGCATCTTCCGCTCGGCCTCGGAGACCCCGTTGTGCGCTTCCTCCAGGGTCTTATACTTGAACTCCTTGGCCGGTTCCTCTACGGGTTTTTTGCCGTCTGCTCCGGCGGCTTCGGCACCGGCACCAGCTTCTTCACCGGCGCCTGCACCTTCGCCAGCCCCCTCACCGGCTTCGCCCATGGCAGGGTGGCCGGTTAACTCAAGTCGATTCGCCCCTTCTAGGACCGAACCAAGAGAACCTTCTTCATCAGAGGGGATCACTCTTACTTCTTTGCCTTCGCCTTCGCCTGCCATGACCTACTCCAATCCGCGGGGGGTATCCTTTCGGGCCGCCGCATTATTAAGTTACGAGTCCCGGTATCCCTTTCGGGGCGGGCTCGTTATCGACGATGGACATCAAATTCTTCCCGGCCAGCCGACGGGCCTCGATCTCAGCCATTCTCGGGGCCAGTTCAATTTTGAATCTCATGACCTTGACAATCCGTTGCAAGCTCTGGCAGATAGGATTTTCCGAGGCCATCCTTTCCAGTTCCCTTTGATACTCGACCAGAATCTCCTTGAGCGTGGCCGAGTTCTTATGGAGATCTATCCAAAGGTCGTCGGCTTTAGATTGGATCTTCGCCGCCTTCTCCAGCACCGAGGCTTGTTTCTCCTCCGGCGTCTTGGGAAGGGCAGGGTTCCGAGTCGCTGACGGACCCATAGGAGTAGCCATTACTGTAACCCTCCTGGCATTTCTTCAGGAGCCGGGGTAGGCGGCGCACCCTCTCCCGCTCCCGCGGCAGTCTCGGCTCCAGCTTGTTCCGCCTGCGCCCCATAAAGCCCTGCCTGGGCCCGATTCGCATCGCCTTCAGCGTGGAGCTTATCGGCGTGGGCGCCGTCCTTAAGAGCCTTGTTTTCTGCCGCAATCCGATCCGCTTCTTCCTTGGCCTGCTTCTCCTGGATGCTCTTATCCTGGGCCGCCTGCTGAGCCTTGGCGATCTCCCCGGCCTTCTTCTCGTCCACGATAATGCCCTCATCTTGAAGATTCAGGCGCCGTTCAATGGACCGTAAGAGTTTGTAGGGCTCCAGGTAGGGGAGAAAAATCTGCCCCATCTTGGCGGGGTCAAAGCAGGGAAGCAGGACGTTCTGGACTGCCTGAATAATTTCCTGGGACCGCATCACCGAGGAGATCCCCGAGACGCGGAAAGCCCCGGTAGTTAATTTCGGTAGCCGGAGACCTGTGGTCTTATTCTCCGTATCCCTGTATTTATCGGCCCACTCCTTGCCCATGAACTTCAATAACTCATCGTAAGTCATGTTGACTTCGATGGTCTCGGCCGCGGCCATGATCGCCGCTAGAGCTCCGTCCTCCAGATTTTCCCCCATGAGGCCGACGACGGTCATGGACTGTTCAAGGTTTTGGGCCGCTTCCCGGGCGGTCACTTCAGCCCGATACCCCGGGAGCCCCTGGGCGGCATAGGTCATCATCCCGCCTTCCTGGAACATCTGATCGGCTTTGTTGAGGTTCGCCAGGATGTCCCCGGTGTTGGAGCGGCGGTCAATGACCCTGACTACTTGCTGGCCCTGCTGAGTCGTCTTGGTTTGCCACAGCTTCCCGGGATAATCGTCGAGGTCCAACTGATCATCCAGGGCTTGTGTATCGATTTCCATGGGCGGATTGACGATCCAGTTCAGGGCGTCAGCGTGCAGGCTCATTAAATTGCACATGAAATACCACAGGCTTTTTACGCCTTCCAGGAGGGACCGCCCATCAAACCTGAGAAGGTGTGGGAGGGGCGAGAAGCCGGTCCCGGGCCAGCGCAGGGAGGGGTAGGGACTGTCACGGGGCGGCTCAATTACCTGATCGCCGGCCACGGTAAAGGTCGAGTTCGGAAGGAGCAACTCGCCGCGGGGAGAGAGGATCGTGCCCCAAAATTCTTGGGTGAGGATCAGGCTCCGGAAGGATGACCGTTGCCAAAGCATATCCCGACGTTGGGCCAGTTGTTCTTTGGAAAGGTCGGAGTCCTTGGGATTGCCCCAGGTCCCCCCTGGCCCGAAGGCCGGGACGTTAACGTAGCGTCCGTTACCCTCTTTCTGCTTCAGTTCATAATAATCCAGCCACTCCTCATGGATCCAAAAGAGGCCTGACTGCGGCCGGCGGCTGATTGAGTCCGGGTCGCGGTGAATTTTGGCCGGCTCGATCAAAAACCAGTCCAAACCCCGTCCCGGCACCCAATAGGGGATCATTTCCATGCTCTGACCAATGGCGGCCCCCATGCCGGTTGCGTCGGTAAAATTTATAGGAAAGTTGGAAAAGGCCCGGGATAATTGCAGAGTCATCAATTTTTGCCAAAACCTTGCTGAATCTTCGTCTTGTTCATTCTCAATGCTCAAAAATTGCGGATCGAAGGCTTTCCGCACTAATGCGAGGAAAAACTGGACTGAAGAAAAAGGCTTGGGAACCGTGACCTGACTCTGCCAGGACTCTTTAAGATTGAAACTGGTGGGCTTCTTTTCGAGATAGACGTCCCAACATTCCTGCTGTTCCTTCCTGATGTCCCGCATGGCGTCCACGGAGACCTTAATCATGTCCTGAAGATACCCGACAAAGTGGGCCGGAGTCTCGCCGGAGTAAGCCCTGGCCGCCTCCTCGCGCTCAGCCTTCTCCTTCTCGTCCATGGACGGCTCGGGGGGCTTAGTCTCAATCTTCCGGCGTCGCTTGATTAGTTCAGGCCGGGGATCTTCTGGAAGTTGGACCGCCATAATCTAGTCTCCGAAGGGCTTCTTCGTAAGGTCGCCCGATGGGGTCTGCTTATAGCCAGGGACGGCCACATTCATCGGAGGCGGTTGCGCCGCCTTAGATGCGGCCGCGCCGCGGGCTATCGCCTCATCCCGGGCTACCGTGGCTGGATTGACAGGAGCCGCAGGAGCCGCAGGAGCCGCAGGGGTCAGGGCTTTGTTGATAGCTGGAGCGGGGTTGCCGGGGATTTTAGCCACGACGCCTTCCACAGTTCTTTTGAACAAATTGTCGTCGGCCATGATTACCTCTATAACTACCTGATATAATTACGATACCAAAAATGCCAAAATGATACCCGTTCCAGACTTTTTTCAAAACATGCAAAAAAGTCTAAAAATTTCTCTTGCTGAAGCCCCCGGTATTCGTCTGCTTCTGCTTCATCTTGGATTTTTTATGCTCCGGGAGACCCTTTTCTTTCGAGTGGGCAAATTCCTTTAGCTGTCCCGGCTTCATTTCAGCCATCTTAGCCGAAGGAGTCCCGGGCACCGCCTTCATTTCGCCCTTCTGAATGGCCCGGGCCATGCCCGCCGCCTTCCTCTGAGCCACGCTTTCCGCCGCGTCCTTCCCTTTAGGCATTTGCGTTCTCCCAAATTTTAAAATTGTCCTCGTTTATCGGTCCCAATTAATCTGATCGTAGTTTTCCCGATACTGATCGGAAGCGGGCCGCACCAACTCTCCGGTTGCACAAGGCGGCTCCCCGTCCCACCCCTTTTCCGGGATGCACTCCTGGCCGGTGACCATGTGGCGGAAGCCTTCACGCCCCACCTTCTCACCGTTCATCTTGCCTTCGAAGAACTTAACTTCTGCCCAGGCCTTATGTCCGAAGGTTTCCTTCTTCATGGGGTCGCGTAGCTCCTGGCTCGTCTTTTGGCCGCGGCCGCCCGCGGAAGCCGAGGCCGCGTGGAAATATTCGAAGGAAGGAGAACACAGGTCGCATTTGCCCAGGCATCGCAAGGGTGGCTGATCTCGTCTTTCACTGGAACTTTCCCGGTTTTCTCTCCTGAATTATTGGTGGGGTAATGCCACCCACCCGACAAGCCCTTGTCCAGCAGGCGGTTATCACCGGAAAGATAAACCATGGGCTCCCCGCGAAAATCGCTCTGGCGCAGGACTTGCTTAACGTGCTGTTCAATCGCCCGCCATTCCCGGGGCCCCGGCTCGAAGTTAGATCCCGGGAAATATTTCTCCACGACCCGGGACGCCGACATCAGCCGGTTGCTCTGGTCCATGTTCATCATGGTGCAGTCCCCGCCGATCCGCCACGCCCGACACTTGTTCTTCCATTTGGGACTTTCCAGCAGGGGCACGACCTGAAGGTCCAGCAAGGCGCCAATGTCCGAACTCTCCAGCCTCACCGTGTCGATAAAGATCAGGCGATTGTACTGCGTGATCTGACCCAGGGTGCATGAGGGGTTCGACCAACTATCGAAGAAGGCGAACCCCACGAGGCCGGCGGCCGGAGTAAGACGGATCCGTTCGCCGTTCGCGTCCATGGCAAGGTGGCGCCGGCGGTTGTACTGCGGCGTCACCCGGACGCCCCGATAGACCGCGGCAAATTCCCCCAGGACATACCGGGAATAGCTGGCAGGGTCGTCACGGTAGGCCGCCCGGACAGCTTGGCGGGAAGTTTCGGAGACGTGGATGTTCTCACCGGGGGGGATTCGGAAAACCGCCCTGGTGATCAGGGGGGTTTCGGGGTCAATCATCGGATCTTCAATGAACCGGCGATAGGTCCAATGGTCCTCATCGGCGGGGTTCATCGAGACCTGGACACGCGACTCAGTTCCCTTTTGCCGCGTCGCCCTCACCAATGCCGCACTGAATACCTCCTCTGCGAGACCGGCGTTCACCTTGTCCGCCATGGGCGCAGGCTCCTCCAACCAGATGAGCGCGTACTCAGGGCCTTGGAGCTTTGACAGGGAGCCTAGGTCGTCGATTCCAAAAAGGTCCACATGGACCGCGGGATTGCTGAAGATGGTAAGCTGTTTGAAATTGTCTCGGAAGCGGTAGAAGTTCGGGGTGTTTTCAAAAACATCCATGATGGAGCGGGCGGTGCTGGTCTTAATATTTTCATGCGTGTCCCTGACAATCGCACACCTTATCGGCTTGCCACAGCGCACCGCATGAGCCATCATAGCCGCCACGGAAGCAAATGTTTTTCCTTCCCCCGTGTTAGAAAAAATAATGTTAACGACGGCCTCGGAGAGAGCATATTTTTCTTGCGTAGGAGTGAGCCTAAAACGGAACTGGTTGTCCGGCATATAAAAGCAATAGATTGTCCTTTCTGAAATATCAACATATTTTTTTATCTTGACTAACGGAAAAACCCTATGCTATAAGCACAATTAACTCAAGGTTCGGGGGGAATTACTTATGGCCGAAAAAAAATCAAATGAGAAGCCAGTTGTGCGGAAACTCCTTAGTATAAAGGGGTCCCTGTATCTCTGTCTCCCGAAAGCCTTTACTTCAAGGCATAACCTCCTTGCCGGTGATCGGGTGACGGCGATCCCGGGGGAGAATTTACGGGTGGTGCCTATGGAGAGGGAGGAGAAATGACTTACCGCCCGCAGATCTATTTCAACCCGGAACTCTTGAAGCGGATAAGGAAGGAAAAGAAGATGACCCAGGCGGAGTTATCCGAAGCCGCGGGTCTCAGACAGAACGGCATAAACGATCTGGAGAAGGGATGGAGGGGGCTGACCGTGCCGATGTTTCAGAAAATGTGCGAGGCCTTGAACGCCGATCCTTTTCAGATCATGGACCTGATCTTCGTGAACCCCCTGCCGGCGGATCTGGTCAGGAAGTTTAGGCAGGCAGTGAAGGCGGAAGGAAAAACGGTGAATCAGGTTTTGATAGAATTTATGCGGGTCTATACTTCATAGTATTGGAGCCAGTGGGAGGACTCGAACCTCCAACCTGTCGCTTACGATACGACTGCTTCTCCAAGCCCCACCTTCCCCAAAAACTAAGAAAAGCCAGCCCAACAAATCCAAAGACAAAGATTAGCGCAAAATTATCTTGACTATGTTAATTTTTTCTGCCACACTTGAGGTAGAAAATATTA